AAACTTGCTTCTACCAAAGCAGTTTTACCTGTTCCCGGAACTCCATAGAAAAATGCGAACTGTGGAGAACCAACGCCCTCTGTGAAGTATTTTTTAGTTGCTTCTCTTGCTTTGCGTAGAACTGCTACATCAGTATGAACTCCCCATTGGCGAGTGAAATACTTTTGTCCATTAGGACGAACATAGAACTCATCAGCACTTAGGTTCTCAACCTCAACACCACTAGGGGTCATAGCACTAACTCGCTCTCTTGCTTTTCTCTTGTCGCCACTTGCTCGCTCAACGCAACGACCACTAGGCAACACCTTTGCGCCAAGTCGCAAAGAAGTATCCTCATGGACACTTTGAGCCAAGCAATCAGAAACGATAGTCCAAAAATCGCCTCTTAGTTCTGCCAATTTGTCTTTGATAATTGTATCCATTTTTATTGCCCCCTAAGCAATCTCAACAGGAAAGCCAAGTGCTTTTCTGCTTTGGTTGATACGATAAATTACTTTTACTGGTGTTTCACTTTTGCCAATCTCAATCAAATCATTTTGAGAAGTTTCGATTAGAAATGGGTCATTTTTCATTTCCCACTCACCTGATACCAAACCAGCGAATATGGCTTGTAGGTGTTCTAAACGCTTAGAAACATATTGGTCTTTGAGAGCAACATCAGATAAATCCTTGTAGCCACCAACTGTCGCAATATCATCTGCGAACTGAACTGTGGTCTGTTGCCATAACTTCTTTGGCTTGTCCTTTGATACGACCCTGCGATAAATCTTGGCAGGAACTATCTCACCTGTCGGGGTATATCCGTCAGGAGTAATAAACATTTCTGTTCTGTATCCCGGTTTTACAAACTCGGCATAAACAGAAACACCCTGAATTGGTTTTTCTTTGTCTAGCATTGGTATCTCGTTTCGTCATTTACCAAGTTCCCTACGAACTCGGTGTTGGGTCAATTCTAGCAGTTTTCATCATATAAGCAAGTTGTGTCGCAATTTATTTTTTCTACATAAGAAGGGGGAAAAAGGTTCTGCCCTCACGATAAAATGACGAGTAAAATCGTAAGGGCAGAAATCTATATGTATAGGAACTTATCTTATTAGTTCATGTCTATCTCTTTTAACTGTGGTGGAAGTTCTTGGGCAGGTTCAGTAGCAGTATGTGGTTTTAATCCATACTTCTTAAATTCCTTTTTATATTTCTTGGTATCTCGTCCTTCTGTAATCCAATCCGATACAAGACGAGCAACTAGATAGCGTTCCTCATCTTTGGCTTCACGAACTAATAGGAAGTCCTCGTGTATCCAGTTCTCTGTTCCTACAAGAGTTATTTGATTGGCGTTCCCGTAGTTCCCGTCAATGTCAAAATAATGTATGCGACCCATTGGTGTCCTCTCTTTCTCTAGCCGTTAGTCTAGCGGTTGTATTTGCAAGCTGTCTCTCGTTTCTAAGTTTTTATTTCCGGGCATCTGGCCTGGATCCAAACTCCTCTTGCCGTTGAGTGGGTAGGTTTTTTCCCCTACCCCTCGCCGTCATACCGATACCACGCCTGTCTTTTTCGCTAACTCTATTGCTGGTGGGCAGTCGTCGTATAGATACTCTTCATACTCATCAGGTTCATTTTCATATTGCTCGCACTGGTAGCAGTCCATACCAAGCCGTGTCCAAGCCGTGTGGCACAACTCGCCACCTTCCTCGGATATGTTGTTGTGATACCAATCCTCATGACCTGTGCTCTTAGAAGCCTCGCCCAGTATTGGGGGAGCATCAGGAGTTGAAGGCATAATGTTGGCAAGTGAGTAGATAGGTTCTTCTATCTTTTCATCTTGTCTATCTATTGGTCTGCCAACAAACTCTTTTAGATTTTTAATTGAACCAGCGTTCCCACTAATGCTGATTGTGTTTTCGCACCAATTTGGCATTTTGTTTCCCTTTCGTCATTTGTTTGGTGTAGCAGTGAAAACCTATCATAGATTATTTTAACAGCGCAAGAACACCTAGGTCAGGAGTTTCTCTTTCTATAAGAAGTTTTCATTTCCACTCCGGGGTCCTGCACCTTCAGGTGGATTTACGCTCAAAAGTAAAACGCTTAAAATAACGCGAACAATCTAAGTTCCGGGCTGATGACCTTCTTCTGGTGTCCCATCTGGATTTGTTATTTCCTGGCCTGGACATCACTGCTGTAATTCCTCAACCTGAACGAATCTTGTTTGGGCGAGCGCAAGTTGGAAGAGTTCGTTGTACTTCACCATTTGCTCAATGTCTTCCGTGAAGCAAGTGGCAGCGTGCTGCAGCAGGTCCTCATCCGTCATTGTATTTTCCGGGTCCTCGAGCATCACAGCTTCGTCAAATTCAAATTCTATTTTTGTAATTATTTTTCTCATTCCTTTTTTCCTCTCCGTTAGTAATATAAAAATTAAGGAGACCAGACCTGCTACACAAAGCGCTAACCGTTAGCGACCCTGCAGGTCTAGCCTCCTATAGTCAGGCCGTCTTGCCCGTTCACAGACGCAGCTTAAAGACGAGCCTGAATTCTTTTTTCCGGGTTAGACTTCAGCACCCGTTCCGTTTTTAATGCGGTGCTTCCATCCCTCGCCGCTCATCGTGAAATCAAAAACTTTTCCCATCTCCGTTGCAACGAGCGAGCCGATTTCCTCAAACTTCTCGAGTTTGCCTGTAAGCGATTCGTACATACCGTCTGGCAAATCACTTGCCTCGGTGTAGTCACCGTAAACGAAACAACGGTCTCCAGCCCATCTCCCGGAAATTGCAGTCTCAGGTAGGTCCCCGCCGCCTCGAGCTGGACTGGTCATCGTCAAGATGTACAGCGCATCTGCAAGCGTGCCGCCTTCAAATCCAATGTGTTCCCATTGCTTGAGACCCAAGCCGAGTTCGTGTGGTGTAACAACTTCTTTCTTATCGTAGTTAACGAGTACATGGTATTGACCCATGGTGGTCCTTTCGTCATTTAAAACCCTAGGGTTCCCTAGTGAATTTATTATATAACTATCTTCAGGGCAGATGTCAAGTATTGACGTCGACTCGTGAGTCGAGCTCCTGGGGCCCTGGCCTGGAAATAAAAACTTAAGATCTTTTACAGCTGTCAGGCTGCCAGAACGTTTTCACTTCCCGGCCATATGTATGGCAAATCTTCGGGTACCTCTGGCCAATGCATTCTGTAGTGCTCTGGGAATTTGCGAATCAAGTTGCTTTGGTGTGAGACGTGGAAGTTTTCATTTCCCAACCAAGATGGCAGCTGCAGATCCTCGCTGTGCCCGGAAAGTATTAATTCAAATCGTGGCAGCATCGAATCGTTGTACCCTCTTCGAATCCATTCCTCACAAATAACTTTTCCATACAGTGCGAGCGCTGGGACGTGGTCCCTCCACATCACTGCTGCAGGATGATTCCTCCACCCTCTGGTCTCACCGTTGATTGCTCTTATCAATTGCCACGTCTCTACCCGTTGCTTTCCCAGTCTGCGATAGTCCAGTACCTGTGCACTCCGTTCGAACTCTGCGTATGGCAAGAATGTTTGCATGTCGTCACTCCTTCTCTATCCGTTTGTATATATAACCCTACCCATCCCACGCCGCTATTTCAATAACCTCACCGTTAATTTTTTCCCCCTTCCTTAGCATGCCGCCTGGAACTTACAAGTAGTTGAAGTTTCAACGACAGCTGCAGCTACTCCTCGGTAACTTGCCGTTCTTTTTTCCGGGTGCGGATCGGTCCCAGCTGTCAACCCAAACACGCCGTGTTATTTCCGGGGGACGCCCGTCTTCGATCCGCGGCTGCCGCTTACATTATATTTTCCGGGCTTGATGCGGGCACGCCTCCTCCGCCACCACCGCCACCGTTGATGTCAGCTTGAGCTGTAGACCTGGAACTAACAATTTAAAAAGAAGACAACGGACCCGTCTTCATAACGTTGAGCCAACCCGACTCAACTTTGGAATCCCTCAAGAAGACCATCCCGGCCCTGGACCACGAACAATGTAATTTCCGGGCATCGGATCTGCAGCTGCGCTCGCCGCGGACATCTTGTTATTTCCAGGTGGCCTGGGTACCTCGTGCCGGGCATTTGTCCGATTTGCGAAGAGGGCTCTTCCCGGAACTAATAAAGACAGATGGATCTACAGCTCCAGTGTGATCATTGCTGCGGCTGACATTCTCATTTCCAGGATGTGGACCCATTGGTCCCGTTGTTCCTTGTGTACCCGTTGTACTTACTGTTCATTACTTCGCACTAGTCGTACAGGGTTAATTCTAAGTCTGTCCGTTTATCCACAGGCGATTGTGGATCTGCAGCTAGCTACATCCCGGAACTAACAACACCGTTTCACGATATGGATCCTGAGCTCGTTACCAAACCGTTATATATTTTGCGAGCGCTTATCCCACGCCGCTTAGTTGAAAGTTACTTCGTCAAAATCGTAGAGGGGAATCCCGAGTTCTGTTTTCATACCGTCTACTATTTGGCGAGCCTCATTAGCCCGAGCCGTTAAACGGATGTGTTCCTCACGGGATTTTGCTAAAACAATATCCTCCTGAAGGCGGGCCGCTAGCTCATCAAGCTTTTCTAAGTTGTTAGTTCCTGGCATCTGGATCCGATCCGTCTTCTGGTTTGGGGGTTACATCTGTGATTGCATAAACTTCCGTTACCTGCACGCCGTCTGCCGTAAGTTGAGTTGTTCGTTCCGCGGCGACAGCTTCGAGTCTGGCCAGCCGTTCCGCAAGAATCTCTGCTGGTGAGCGCTCTGTGTTTTTAATATCTATGTTCAGTTCCATGCCGCCTCGAACACCAGCACGGTCTAAGATTTCTGTAGCCGCTTTTAGTTTGACTGGTTCGGAGATGGCGGTCTCCATTAGTTCCTCAAGGACATCCACTGCGTAGGTGGAAGCCTGACTTATTTTTTGCCGAGCAATCTCAACGTTGTTTGCCGTCCGTCTTGTTGAGCCCAAGTGGATACGACACAAACCGTCATCTTTGATTCGACCACTGTTCCACAGTTGGCATCTGGTTCCATCCGTCTTGGTCATACGGCATCTGCCTGGCAATCCAAGTGGCGCTCGCTTTACAGATTTCGGGCCGCCTTCTTCCTGTTCCTTGAGCCAGTTGCGGGTTGCCCCAATTACCCAAGGGGGTGCAATCTTTTGGGCATCGTCATCGAGGAGGAGATCGAGGCCCGTCAGGAAATCAGAATTCACATTTCCGGGATCTGACAACAGCTGCCGTTTGTTATTGATGCTGATGAGCGCTCGCTCTTTATCTTGTTCGATGGAGCGAGCAATAATAAGATTTGTGGCAGCGCCAGTCTGGTCATCAAAGACTGGAGACCATTTCAACATTGACCGTCTCAAGATGGCACGGTTCTCAAATGTGTCTTGGCAAATACCCCGTTCGATTTCTATGATGCCGAGTTCCTCTAGATTGGGTCTACGGTCATATGGAGTTTCTATAATAGGAATTATATTTTCCGGGGTATCGTCCAGCTCCTCTTCGAGGAAGGGGGACATATCATTTGACATTGGTTATGGCTGCTGTTCTTCTAGCTTCCTTAAAATAATTTTGAGGTTTTCCACAATTTTGTCTGGGCCAAGTTGGAGAGATCTGTCTGTGGCTTGGAGAGTTAGGTTGTGTACCTGTGGCGCTTCGTTTTCGAAACGATGAATCTCGTCTCTGATGAAGTTGATCTTTTGGTCGATGCTATCTACGCCAGGGGGAAAATCATGTGTAGTCACATCAATGTGTTCTGTGTTCAAGGTGTTCCTTTCAATGGGGGGAAAAAACCTAGGGGGAAAAAATCCCCCTAGGCTGATTCACTACTTTGTCTTGCTTTTCTTTGCAGCTTCAGCTGCTAGTTTTTTCCCTGCCTCTTTTGCGATGCCTTCAGCGATTCTGCCAAAAGCAGGGTCTTTCTTATTAACCCAGCGGAGTGCCGTTGGGATTAGTGAGGCCCAGAGAGCGTTGGCTACTAGGAGCCATTCACCTGAACCGAACTCGAGTGGTGATGCGATACCTGAAGTCTGCATGACGATCATTACTGCGCCAATGACTTGACCTGCAAGGTTACGAACATACGACTCGATCATTGCTTTGTTCATCCAAGAACTCGTTTCTACGGGGGGAAAAAACTTCATCCCGTGATACACATAATCGCACAGGTTTGATGTTGGAAAGTTTTTTTGGAAAAGTTGTTTGAAACAGTTAGGGTCTGACGCTTTTATAAACAAAAATAGGATTTTGAGCGTGTTTTATTAGTTTTAAAGACCTGTTTCATTATAGAAAAAGTTGTACGAAAAAGTTAAAAATATGTCTAAAAAAGTGCTTCCTGGATTCTCTAAAAGTCTTCTTGCTTAGGGTGTTTTTGTTTTCTCTTGTATTTCTTTTTGGACTCGACAGGGCGAGAAGCAGACGACCTTCGGAGTTCCAAAAGTCGCCTTAGCTCCTCTTTTGTTTTCTTAAATTTAAAATTCATTTACATAATCTCATCTAACTTAAACTCTTGACCGTCCTCGTATGGCTTGTCATTGAAACCGTTGTTGTTAGTTGCGATCTCACCTTTTATTATATCTAGAGCATGGCGTAGTCCTAAGGTGTAAAGACTTGTGTCTGCTTGACCATACATAGACTCCCAAGTGTCGATCTTGTCTTTAATTTTTTGAATTTGACTTTCCTGCAAATCCATTGCTGCTTTTTTCATAGCCAAGTAGATATCGAGTTGAGTGTCGGTATCGAACTTGTTTTGGGCAAGCAAGGTAGCCAAAGTATTAAAGATAGTTTCTTGGAAGGTTTTGTCTAATTCACTCATGAGGCAACTCTACATTTCTGACAGATAAAGTCATCGTAGCCAATTGACCCTTCTGTCTGCTTTAGGGTCTTATCTGAATTGAAAACAGCAGGGACGATTCTTTCATGGACACCTGTGCATCCACAGAGAAGACAAGTGGGTTCTACTAGCCAATTCATTGTATGGTCTTTGATTTTAGATAAAGCCCTAATACCTCTGGTCAAAGCATGGAGCTCACCTGAACCAGTTGTTTTCTTTAGAAAGTACTTGGTGTTTGAGACCTCAAGGACAGGGATCAATCTTCGACAACTACAACTCTGTGCATTCGGGGTACAAGAGAATGGGACTGTTGTATCGTTGTTTTTCAAGATAGGTATCACATTGTCTGTACCAATAGTGGACTTGACCTTGTGCCTATCCATTGCATGTCCACAGATACAGATTCGTCGATCAACTCCAAGTCGATTAACTACTGACTTATCATGGGTGTCAATCTCTTGGGGATCAAGACCCATAGCAGCCAAAGCATCTAAAGCTGGATTACTCATTAAAGCCACCTCTCTGCTCTTTTAGTCTTTCAACAATCTCTGAGAACTCTGCCTCAGTCTGAGCCTTGTCATGCATCTGGCTAAACATCTCTTCCATAACAATCATCTTGCGCCTTGTCGCATTACGCTTCATCAGGAGCATTGTGAAATACATCGAAGCAAGAGTGGTTAATCCAGTCGTTGCTCCTATCAAAGCCAGATCTAAAATAGTCAAGCTCATTGTCATTTGTCTGTCCTTTCGTCGTTTTTGATTATTACATACCCATCTTCGTTAAGTTCTTTGAGAACTGCCACAACATCTTCGTAAGCAATCTCAGCCCACTTTTCTATATCCGTTGGAACTTTTTTAGGGAACCACCGTTTCAATAAACCAACTGCTGCTGATTGAATAACTTCAAATTCCATGGCATTAGCCAATTCATCATCAGTTAAATGGCTAACCAGTTTAAGATGATTTTTTATATCACTTCCCTGATCTATCTTCCACCACATCAGCAACCAACTCCTTCCATGTCTTTTGAACACTTAGTAAGACTTCAACATCTGCTTTCAAAGAAGTAACTAACTTCGATAAAAGATCAATCTTCTTTTCAAAAGCTTTGATCTCTTTTTCTAAGAGCCAAAGTCTTTTTTCAACTTCGTCCATCGTCTCTCCTTCGTTACAATAAATCTATAGCAGATATAGTTTATAGTCAAGCGATAATATCTGTCAAGATTATATTACTATACACTATACAGAAATTATATAAAGTATACACGATTATGAATTTTGATAGGTCCGTAGAGCACGCATACACGCGATGTAAAACCATAATCAAGTATACAATATATAGTATATAATTTTATAATCATGCGGTAGCAATAAACCTTTCAAAATATTTAATTTTTTCTGACCGCATGTTTTTAACAGCTTTTTTCCCCTCTTTTTTCCGTTTTTATTAATTGCCCATTTTTACACCCAAAAATGAAAAAAGTCAACTATAGTCGGCTATAGTCATATAATTTATAATTTATGGTAGATAGATAGTTTCCTTATGGTGCTTGACCCTGACCATAGGGTCAACCATAACCTTGTACCCAGCTTTCCTGACATTATTGCAGAAAGAGTAATCCTCCCCCACATTGCACTCAAAGTCCACTTCGTCCCATTTGACCCTATCTATCAAAAACCACGGCCTAGGGGTGTTTTCAAAAACCTCGGCTTTCATCGCCACAAAACCAAACCCAACTCCCCCTACCTCTAGGGGTTCAACATCTAACATGAACTCGCTCCTATTGACCTTCTTAGGGCGACCCTTTTCATCTAACTTGTTCACAGCCACAGTTCCATCAGGATGCGTCTGGTAAAGCCCGGAAATAATATCTAGGGGTGAGTCCAGCAGCTTGATGAAGTCATCAACTTCCCATTCAATGTCTGAATCGATCCAGAAGATTTTTCTGCAGCTGAAGGCCCCGGAACCAATAACCCGAGTTTCCCAGTTATGACTGTAAGTGTCCGTTGCAGTAAGTTCTCGAGCACTTGGCACAAAGGATGAGTACTTGTTTAGAAAGATATAAGACTTACCCAACTTGTCTAAAGCATTGCAGGTAAGTACTAAACTTTTAACATATTCAGCCTTCATGCTATGTCCGGGCGTTGCAATTGCTACGTCATAGTGGGGTGTCGTCATAAGGCGCATATTACATTATCGGACTATTATTGGATTATGTCGACACAAGTAGAAGTCAGTTGTTCGTGGGAGAATTGCCCTACACATAAAACTGTCGACCCAGCAAAAGCTCTTACCCTTCATTGGCCAAGAGCAATTGATAAGATTCGCTACTTTCACTCAACCGAGTGCCTAGCAGGGTGGGCAGCAAGCTTCCCTTCAGGGATGCTTATAACTGGAGAGGATTCCATTAATGTCTGACCCGCTTCCATTAGACAAGCAAGACAAGTGCAAATATTGCGGTCAACCAAGAGTTGAAGATCAAGGAAACAATGGACACCCTAGATGTCCAGTACAAGGTTGTCCAGGTCAACATGTCCGATAAGGATATCGATAAAGCATTTGAAGCCTTAGAAAGTTTAGGCTACAGAGTTTCACACATCATGTGTGGAGAATGTGACAAAGATGACCTTCTAGTTGAGCTTCACACTTGTCACTCAGAAACTCTAGACGTATTATTCGACGAAGATGGTTTGGACCCGACAACTGATTTAATTTAGGAGAGACAATGTCTGAAGTTGCTGTTTACTGGAATAACTATGAGCAACATAAAATAGAAATTGAATCTACTATACGTCAGAAAATTTATAACCTCATACAAGATGTAGTTGAAGAAAGCAAATCTAAAGCACTTCCTGACGAGTTTATTGCAGGGCTTCAGTGTGCACAAGCGCTTTATTTGTAACCCTTTTTACTGAATGGAGCACAGCAATGTCTTTTACTTTTTCTTTTAAGTTGTCTGAAGACTTCTTAGCAACCTACAAGGATAAGAAAGCTCCTTTTGGTTATAGAGATGCAGGTGGAAACTCTGTAGGAGAAATTACTTTTCTTCGTACATACTCTCGTAAAAAAGAGGATGGAACTAAAGAGACTTGGGTTGAAGTATGCGAGCGAGTAATCAATGGCATGTATTCAATTCAAAAAGATCACTGCAAAACTAATCGTTTACCTTGGTCTGATACTCGTGCAGCAGCTTCTGCAAAAGAAGCATTTGACCGTTTATTTAATTTGAAGTGGACTCCGCCAGGACGTGGACTTTGGGTTATGGGAACACCACTAGTTAACGAGCAGAAAAACTCTGCAGCATTACAAAACTGCGCTTTCGTTTCAACACGAGAGATGACAAAGAACGATCCAGCAAAACCATTTGCTTTCTTAATGGAAGCATCAATGCTTGGTGTTGGCGTTGGATTTGATGACCTTGGTGCAGATAAAGATTTCACAATCTATAAGCCAAAGGATGAAGTTGTAACTGTTGTTGTTGAAGATTCTCGTGAAGGTTGGGTCAACACAACTGCACAACTTATCAATGCATACTTGAAGCCAGATCAACCAACATTTGAATTTGATTACTCACTTGTTCGTCCAGCTGGTGCACCAATTAAAATTTTTGGTGGAACTGCTGCAGGTCCAGATCCACTTATCAAATTACACAACTACATTAGAAAGTTATTTAATGGACGTGAAAATGAAAAAGTCACTCGTACTGATATCGCCGATATTGGTAATCTCATTGGCGTTTGCGTTGTTTCTGGCAATGTTCGTCGCTCTGCTGAACTCCTTATCGGAAGATTAGGCGATGAAACATTCCTTAATCTAAAGAACGCAGAAGTATTCCCAGAGCGCAACTCTTACGATCCAGATGCACCAGGTTGGGGTTGGATGTCTAACAACTCTGTTGCAGCAGAAGTTGGACAAGACCTATCAGGAATTGTTAGTGGTATTGCACTCAATGGTGAACCAGGCGTTGTTTGGCTTGACCTATCACGCAAATATGGTCGTCTTATCGATCCACCTAATAACAAAGACCATCGCATCATGGGCTACAACCCTTGTGCTGAACAATCACTCGAGTCATATGAAATGTGTACTCTTGTTGAAACATATCTAAATCGTCATGATGATATGGAAGATTTTAAGCGCACACTTAAGTTTGCTTATCTCTATGCAAAGACTGTCACACTTCTTCCCACCCACTGGGAAGAGACCAACGCAATCATGCAACGCAATCGTCGAATTGGAACCTCAGTTTCTGGTGTTGCAAACTTCGCAGATCGCATTGGACTTCCAGTTCTTAAAGAGTGGATGAATCAAGGCTATGGAGTTGTAAAGGGTTACGACACAACCTATTCAGAGTGGCTAGGTATTCGTGAGTCAATCAAGACCACAACCGTTAAGCCATCAGGCACCGTTTCAATTCTTGCAGGTGAATCTCCAGGAGTTCACTGGACTCCAGGTGGAAAGTACTTCAATCGTGCTATTCGCTTTGCTAACTCAGATCCAATGCTTCCACTCTTCAAGCTTGCTAATTACAGAATTGAGCCAGCATCAGAATCTCCAGATACAACATCTGTTGTCTTCTTCCCAATCGAGTCAATGGCAGAGCGTGCAGAGAAAGATGTAACTATCTTTGAGAAGATGGCACTTGCAGTAACTGCACAGCGCTACTGGTCTGATAACTCTGTATCTGTAACTATTTCATTTGATCCAGAGAAGGAAGGTCAGCATGTTGGAACTGTTTTGCATATGCATGATGGCCAGCTAAAGACTGTCTCATTCCTTCCATCTGGAAACTTTACATATCCTCAAATGCCATACACACAGATTACAAAAGAAGAGTATGAGGAATATACAATGAAGTTGTTCCCAATTGACTTCTCTGGCGTGTATGCTGGTCTTGCTGCAGATGCTATCGGCGAGGCTTACTGCACTACAGATGCTTGCGAGATTAAACTTATTACATCAAATTCATAAGGGAGTAAAGTGCCAACAGTCAGTACATTCCTAAAACCTGTCCACTCCCTGTGGGAGTGGCAGTATGAAGGAGCATGTAGAAATATTGAGACTAATAAGTTTTTCTTAGAGCACAACCTAAGAGGGAAAGAGAAACTTAAAAAAGAAAAAGAAGCCGTCTCTATATGCAATACTTGTCCCGTTAAGATGCAATGCTTAGATCACGCTCTTAATACCCCAGAGATATATGGTGTCTGGGGAGGTATGACTGAAGAACAAAGACATCAAATATTGAAGCAGAGAGGTATTAAGTTTGAGTACATACGAGTATAGATGCGACGTTTGTAATAAATTAGTCGATCTTCAATTCCCCTTTGGTCAAGCACCTCAAACTGCACCATGTCCTGACTGTAAAAGCGATGCTAGAAAATTCTTTGGTAAAACTTCTGTCATCTTTAGGGGTGGCGGTTGGGCAGGGAAAAGCTAATACAGTAGTATTCCTGCATGGACAACACTACTCATCTAGTATCAAAAAGCAGGTCTCCACAACCTCATAAGTTCTTTGAACGTCATTTAGATAATGATCTAGATCTTATGTCTACATATCTACAAGAACAGTTTAAGCGTATCCAAAATGGTGAAATCCCATTAGGACCTCAACTAAACTACAACGCTTTTCCAGACACCAATAGCATCACTACAAGTGAGTGGTATCGATTTAATGCGTTTCAGTTTTATTTACCAGAGATGTTTAATCTTCTTCGTGCTGTTAAAAGCATGACTGTTGAAGCTTGTGAATATTATGGAATTAATTTTGAAGAGCAGTACTACCACGCTCAAGCTTGGTTCAACATCAACTACTCTCATAAGGGAAAATTAAACTGGCACGATCACGCTGAAAATGGTGCCCCAACATTTCATGGCTACTATTGCGTAAGTGCAGAGCCATCTATAACTCATTATAAAGTTGGCGAAAACTATGTAGATAATGTCAATAAGAATAATAGAGCCATTCTCTCCGAAACAGGTCACCCTCACGCTATGGCTGATTGGGAGTGGGAAGGACCACGAATCACCATAGCCTATGATGTTTTTCCAGGCTCACACATGTATACTGCGTGGGAGCAACACTGGATTCCTTTGTTGTAGTTCATTCTCGAGAAAAGGACATATATGGACATCCAATTAGTAATACTCGTTGTAGGAGCAATGGCAGTAGCAATTGGCTACTGGGCTCTACGAGAAGATAAACAAAATAAAGAAATTGCTGCACTTACTGATCGCATCTACAAGACTGTAGATCGTGATGGTGATGGAAAGATTTTTGAAGGAACACCTTTAGAACGTAAGGCTCCTAAGAAAAAGGCAGTTGCTAAAAAGAAACCAGTCAAGAAAGCAGTGGCTAAAAAGAAAGCTTCTACAGTTAAGAAGAAAAGTGCCCCTGTCAAGAAGGCAAAGAAGAAAGCAGTGGCTAAAAAGAAGTCACGTTAATAAATTCATAGACCTGAGCATGTCTTAAAACTGCTCTCCATTTTATTGATAGGCTGACACAATGATTCAAAGACCAGACTGGGATGTTTATTATATGAACATCGCTCTTGCAGTTTCCTTGCGTGGAGACTGTGTGCGAGCGCAACATGGAACAGTTATTGTTAAAAATCATAAGATTATTTCAACTGGATACAACGGAACTCCAGCAGGTGATGAGCGTTCTTGTGGAACAACAGGTCAGTGTCCTCGTGCTTTAGATCCAGACTCAGAACATTCAAAGGGAGACTACGATCTTTGTTGGTCAACACACTCTGAAGCAAATGCAATTATTCGTGCATCGTGGGAAGAGCTACAAGGCTCAACACTTTATGTAACTGGCACACCTTGCCCAGGCTGTTCAAAACTTATATCATCAGCAGGTATAGAGCGGTTAGTTACTTATGATAGGGATGTTAACAATGAAGAAGAAAAATAGAAAGTTAACAGCCAATCAAGTAAGTTTTAAGTGGCCAAATAAAGATGTAGAAGAGTTAGCTACACCTATCCAACTTTCTGTTATCACAAAAGCACCAGAAAAATATGTTTTATTAGATATGGAAACAGGTCAGATATATGTTGGATCTAATCAAAATAACCCATATGACCCTAACTTTAAACTTTGGATTGAGCAAAAAATATGACAACTAATCTTCGCTCTGTAGAGAATGTGTGTGTTTTAGGTGGTGGAACTGCAGGTTGGTTAGCTGCTCTTTATATAAACACCATAATGCCAACAAAAAAGATTACTCTTATAGAGTCTGAAGAGATTGGCATTGTAGGAGCTGGAGAAGGCTCTACCCCTCATTTTGTTGACTTGCTAGAGATTCTAAACATACCAGTATCTACTTTCTTAAAAGAAGCAGGAGCAACGCTAAAGACTTCAATCAAATTCACAAACTGGAATAACAAAGGTAGCGATGATTTCTACCATCACTCTTTTAAACCATTTGGAAATGTTGCAACTCAAGGCTACCAACAAGAGCCTAGATATTTACAAGATGTACCGTCAATTTATGTGACTGGCTCGTATCTTGGAGTAGATCAGAGAGAATATGATCTTCATGCAAAGCTTTCAAAAGAAAATAAAGTTTCTTTTATGTACGACAAAAGAAAACAAGATTTATCAAGCGAAAATCCAGTGGCGCAGTTTGAAAAGATTTCTAACTATGCTCTTCACTTTGATGCAGTGCGTCTAGCAAGATCTCTAAAAGCTATAGCTATAGAAAGAGGGATTACTCTTGTAGAAGGGATTGTTGAAGATTTTACTCAAGATAAGAATAAAGATGTAAAAACTTTAGTTCTAAAAGATGGAACAGTGATTGAAACAGATTTTGTCTTTGATTGCTCTGGATTCAACAAATTCTTTCCTAAAAAGTTTGAATCAAAGTGGATCTCATACAAAGATAAACTACCAGTTAACTCTGCAATTCCTTTCTTCCTTCCTATGGAAGAGGAAGCAATCCCACCTCACACAGAAGCAATAGCTATGAAGTATGGGTGGATCTGGAAGATCCCTCTACAAGAACGTTACGGCTGTGGTTATGTCTTTGACTCCACATTAATAAATTCACAAGAAGCTCAGAAGGAAGCAGAAGAGTATTTTGGAACTAAGGTTGAAGTACCTAGAGTAATAAATTTTGAACCTGGATACTACGAAACACCTTGGGTCAACAATGTCATTAGCGTAGGACTTTGTTCTGGATTTGTAGAACCTTTAGAGGCTACTTCTATTTGGATGTCAATCATTACTCTTTCATTTGTACTTACCAAACCAGAAACATTGCACACTATAGACGAAAGAATAGTTCAAGATTTTAATAAGAAGTTCCGCATGTTAAATGAAGATGTACTAGCTTTTATCTACTTTCACTACATGTCTGGAAGAGATGATACAAAGTTCTGGAAGAAGTTCACTAAAGAAAATGCCCCAGAGATAGTAAAAGATCTTATTGATATATCAGAATACCGTCTGCTTTGTTTTTCAGATTTTAGTGATCTTTTCTGGCAAGCAGAGAACTGGTATCAAATTGCTTTAGGAATTGGTCAGTTTAATATAGATAAACATTCAAAAGAATCTCTCCCCTACAATGTAACTTTTCCAGACTTAGAGTACAACTTTAATACTATGAAAAAAGTACAAGATGAAGTAGTTGAAGAGTGGTGCGTTGATCATAAGAAATTTGTTAGATACATGAAGAGGGAGATTGAGACATGGTAAAAAACTATAAAGACCCAAACTTCTTCACAAATGCAGAAGTCTTTGACGGGAATATTCGCAAGCATTTTCAATGGATTAATGCATTAAAGACAATGAAAACAAAAGCTTATTGGAATATTCCAAACACAGTCGAGTTCCTTGCTTTTACAACAAAAGCTTTAATTATTATCCCTGGTCTACTTTTTGGTATATCAATATGGTGGCTTTATATTTTTGCATTTATAACAAGCATCTTGCTCATATGGTCAGCAACTATTAAGACACTACCAACTATTATATGGTTTAACATTATCTGGACGCTTTTAGCAGCTACCTTTTTAGTTAAGCATTTCCTAGGTGTTTAGCTAATGATTCTTGATACTTATAAAGATATATCTCCAGAGATTGTTGGAGCAATAGAGCCACTTATCAAAGATACTGACTCATATCACTATGGCCACGCTCGTCGCATGGCAAGAATACTTCAAGTCATTCTTGATCAGAAACCTCAAGGAAAGTTCCTAGAAGTAGGAACGACAGCCCTAATCCCTCTTGTTCTTAATAAGCTTGCACCAGAGTTAGATGTAACCGTTACAGATTTCAACTTAGATAAACCTAAACTCGGTGAAGACACTTTTACACTTCAAGATGAATCAATCAATCTGAAAGTTGGTCGCGTCAATATTGAAGACGAACCTCTTCCCTTCGACGATAATTCCTTCGACTTCATACTCCTCTCGGAAGTTATTGAGCACATGGAGGTCGACCCCATGTACATGCTTTCAGAGATGAATAGAGTTCTTAAAGTCGGAGGAACCCTTTTAATTACAACCCCCAATTGCGCTAGCACATGGGCAATACATAAAATCATCAATGGCATTGAGCCATACTTTTACATGCAGTATCGTCACGACAGATCACGCTATAGACATAACTATGAATACAGCATTCACTCACTTGCAGCAGTTCTTAAAGCTGCAGGGTTTGACGGATCAACATGGACTGAAGATTCATTTGAAGAACCAAATATTTCAATTGGCCTTCGTCTTGAGCAGGTTGGTATAAAACTTCAACACACAGGCGATAACATATTTGCTCTATCTAAAAAAGTAAGTGGAGTTGTAGATAGATATCCTAAGGTGATCTATGTCGACTAAATTAGAACGTGACTACCCAACAGTCCATCAGCTTGGTGGAAAGATTCATAATGTTAGACGCTTGGCTGACCCAGAAGTAAGAGAGTGGTCAGCTACAAATCTATCTATTGGATATCACAAATCAACTGGATACATTGCTATGTTTCGTTCTGGAAACTATGTTATTACAGAAAAAGGTGAATATAAAGTAGTTGTAGAAGGTCTTATTAGAAGTAAGATTTATATAGCTGAACTTGATCCAAAAACTTATAAACTTAATAATGTTAGACAGTTAGACGTAAAGAACATATCGAGCGAAGGCGAAATTCGTAGAGGTCTTGAAGATCCAAAGCTTTTCTATCGTAATGGCGCATGGCACTTCTCAGCTGTCACTATGGAGAAGGGTCACACAGAAGTAGCTCGAATGTCTATATGTCGTCTTAATAAAGAACTTAATGCGATAGAGTCTTTTAAAAAATTACCAGGAATAGATGGGGTTAGACCAGAAAAGAACTGGATGACACCTTACGATAGAAGTCCCTACTTTGATTGGATCTATGGAACCAATGCTTTAGTTAAAGAAGATGTTCTTACAACATACTTAGAAGATAATGAACAGATATCGGGACTTAGAGGCAGTTCTAATCTTCATTTATTAAAAGATGGAACCTATCTTGCAGTAGTCCATAGAATGTGGACTCGAGTAATAATGAATCATAACCTAAGGTTTTATGTCCACTATTTTGCAAACTATGATGAAAGAGGCAAAATTATAGGCATATCTAGAGGTTTTATTTTTGAGAATATGGGAGTCGAGTTTGCAGCTGGATTGTGCGAACAAGGTGATGATTTTCTTGTAAGTTATGGCTCTAAGGATGTTTCTTCTCATATAGCTTCTATGCCAAAAGAAACAGTACTTAAATCACTACAACCAATTAGGACTAAAATTAAAGCATGAGCGAAGCAGTCGGAGGTCTAGACCTCGATACACAACCAGAGCTGGATCATGGAGACGGAGACCATGACCGCTTTGCTCACTATGTTTCAAAAGAAGAAGCTATGAAAGCCTATGTGGAGGGTGTCCAAGTAACTGCCCTTTGCGGAAAGAAATGGATTCCATCTAGGGACCCAGAAAGGTTCCCAATCTGTCCAACATGTAAGGAGCTATATGGACTCTTCTTCGGCGACAATTGAACCAATTAAAGCAATAGGTCCACAAGACCGTTGCGATAGTTGCAACGCAAAAGCGTTTTACATGGTCAGATTCGAGTCTGGCGACTTATTTTTCTGCCGTCATCACTTTGTGAAGTATGAAGATGCTCTTATGGAAAAAGCTTACGAGATCTATGACGATATGGATTATTTAGAAGAGTGATCTTCTATTAACTTATTAAATTCTTCTTTTTCAGCTTCTTCTTTTGCTGCATAGATTCTAGCTTCAAGCTTTTCTTTTTCATGTAATTCTTCGTTAATAAACTTTTCTTCAGGTCTTGGATCATAAATAACAATTTTAAACTCTTGTTGACCTTCTTCAACGGTATCTACAAGAACAAAATGACCTTCGCTCCATATTACTTTTGGAACCTCTTTAAAATTTCCTTCTACAATCTCTTGTTGAGCATGAGAGATTAGTATTTTGATATTGTTTGGCATCTGCTCAAACTGGCATTTACTGCACTTCATCTTGACTTACTTCCTTCCTTTACATAAATATTAGCATTATATAGCTCATCAGCTTCTGCACAGTTCTTAAGTTCTTTTTTGATTGTTTTATCGTCAAAGAGTTCGTTAGCTGGGGTTAAATCAAAGTTCTCAATGTAATGCTTTGGAACTGGGATAAACGCTCCAATCGGGTGTCCTGCAGGAAAAGTAATCTCTGCGTCAGGAACTTGGATCTTAATGTTGAAAGTAAAGTTAGTTTTTAGAGTATCACTTTCTATCATACTAGTCATAACTGTAGATAAAGGAAGAATGTAGTTGGGAGGGTTAATAGTTAAGATATTTACATTAGGAGGAGTCTTAAGAAGAAAAGGAATGTTTACAGTAAAAATTCCTGAACCAAGAGTTGAGACAATATCTGGGTGACCATATTTTCTTGCTTCTTCATTTGGTATGTTTATAGAGATAGAGTCAGCGCTATCCCCACCGTTCCAATGGACTTTAAACTCATACTCAGCCGAAACTAAAAAACCACAAGAGTTCCCTTTCACTATAGGGCTAATTTTATATAGCTCTTCAGGGAACCAGAGTCTGTCTGCTTCAGCTTTGTAGACCATTTTTTCAACACGTCTATCATTTAAATTGAAGTCTTCTTTATAAAAGATAGCAATAGTGTTATCTGGAACATTACTTCCCATTAAAAATCTCTCTGACTAACAACATCAAAACCACTACTTCTTTCTAAAACTACATAACTAGACTCAAACAAACCTAGCTCTTCTCTTAGTTTGTCTATAATAATTCCTTCTGGAAGTAGACCACAAGTGTAAAGATCAAATTGAATAAAAGCTGGCTCTTCTTCATCCCACACATGCAAAGCAATATGAGAAGTCTCAATCATCACTACGCAAGTCAGACCTCTGTTTCCTTCTTTAGTTACATAAGAAGCATAGGGTCCTTGAATTACTTTCATTCCAATAGTGTCTACAAGTTTACGCATCCACTCAATTGTCTCTGCCTCATCTGTAGGAGGCGTGTTTGTATATCCATTTAATAATAAATGATTGTGAAGTGCCATTTTTCTCCTTAATTAAATCTTTATTATAGTTTTTAATCCACACACGAGAAGAATACTAGCCTATATTATTATGGACAGCCCCTGGACTTTTGGCGTGTCTTAGTCTATGATCTACATATGAAGAAGAAGCAAGAAGAAATAATAGTTTATTGGGCACCTGCTTACGACTCTCTGCTGCCTACCACAAAGTATATGAGAGATCCTAAGAATGAAAATGAGCCAATCCCTCTATCTGTTGTCTATCCTTCTTGGAACATGCTTTATGTAGATCCAGAAAATTGTTTAGATGAGTTCAAATCTCAACGAAATAAAGAGTCTGCATCCGATAATTACCTTTACTGCCCAGCTGTCGCAGACATGTTCAAGAATACTTTTGTCTATCGCAATCAAGTTGAAAGTTATTTTAAAGTAGATACAGAATCAAAAGCTTCAGAAAGCTTAAGAGAAGAGACCATTGCAGGTGCAATTAAGAGACTTCCTAGTATAAACAATCAGCATATTTTTTCTTATCATATGTTTTATATTTTCTTTTGTGAAGAAGATCTACAGATAGAAGTAACTCCTCCATATTTTCACAAGACAGATTACTCTGATTATGGAGCTTTTATTAGTGGAACCTTTAATATCGGAGCTTGGTATAGAGAAGTTAACTGCGACTTCCAGCTATGGCAAGGAGTAGATGAGTTTAAGATTAGTAAAAATGATCCTTTGTTTTATGCAAGATTTATGACAGACAAGAAAGTTGTTCTAAAGAGATTTAAAATTACTAAAGAAATTCAATCTATTAGTACAAGCTGTAGAGATTATAGGTTTACATTCGGACTCTTCTCGTCATGGGAAGAAAGATATAGTCAATTTAAAAACAGCAAAACTCATAAGATATTGCTTAACTTAATTAAAGAAAATCTTGTTGACGAATGAGCACAACTAAATACACTAGTCTTGAGAGGGCAAGGAAACCTCTCGAGTCAGTAGTTCAAATGGACGATTTGCTGTGGGAAGTCATTCGTCCATTTGACTACCAGACAGATGGCACAGAGAAGTTTTATCCTTTTGAAGTTCCAAAAGATCTGCCTAAAGATTATTCAATAGGAGTTATTGTTGGAGCTTCAGGCACAGGTAAGTCAACTTTGCTTAAAGAATTTGGAAAAGCTACTCCAATCTTATGGGACTCTAAAAAAGCCATTGCCTCTCACTTTGACTCACCAGAAGATGCAGTAGAACGATTATCAGCAGCAGGTCTTATGAGCGTTCCTGAGTGGGCTAAGCCATTCCAATCTCTATCTAATGGACAACAGTTTAGAGCAGGGCTGGCTCGTTCCCTGCATGATGGAGCAGTCCTTGATGAATTTACCTCTGTTGTTGATAGAAATGTTGCTAAGGCAGCCTCGACTGCTATGGCTAGATATGTAAGACGTAATGGGATTAAGCAAATAACAATTGCCACTTGCCACAGAAGAGACAACTCTCCGAAGTGGAAACCTACTTCGAAGAACCACATGAGGAGGACAGATGGGCAAACAAAGAAAACAAGGTGGGCGCTCAACAACGAAAGGTGGAGTTATTCCCACGAATTTATCGGCGATGTCTAAACATGCAATTGTTGAGTTAAGTCTTATAAAAGAAGACCCAAAGGTTACCCTCTGGTATGTTTCTGTCCTTGAAGCATATAACGCTATGAATTTAACAGAAGAGGCTTCAGATCATTGTTTAGAGACTTTGACTCGTTTAATTCGTTATGAAAACCTAGCTCCTCTCACAGATGAACCTATGGAGTGGGTAAAGGTTGGAGACGACATTTGGCAAAGTATTCGTAATTATGATGCCTATTCAAATAATGAAGGAAGAACTTTCAAGCTGCACTCCGAAAATAATGATGTAGAACATAAAACTATGTCAATGAAAGACTTAGAGGAAGAAATGAGGAAAACAAATGAAAGTTAAATTTAATCCTTCAAGTGAGCAAATTTCTTTAATAGTTCCACCACCTCAACCAGCCAGACTATATCTGCCAGAGTGGTACAAAACTATTCCCTCATTTGCTACCAACAATAATAAGCCAGAGTTTGATGTTAACACTGGAAAAGCCAACGTGACCATAAGACATTGCATGCCTTTCGCTGATACTTTTACTACAGGATATATTCAAGAGTCATGGCAAGACATGGCATTTAATATAGTAAAAGATGAAAACGGAGAAGAAAAACTTAATTACTACACTCCTGGAGCTCCCGACATGGTGAGCGTTAGATTGAATGTGCAAACTTTATTTTCAAAAGAAGAGTATTACCCAGTTGAATTTACTTTCCACCCACCTTGGACACCAGAACTTCCAAAAGGTTGGAGCATGATGTACACCAGTCCTTTAAACAGAGAAGATCTACCTTTCCGAGTTACAACTGGGATTGTAGATAGTGATTCTTATACCCACGCTAATATCAGATCAAACCTACCTTTCTACCTAAAGCAAGGTTTTTCAGGAGTAATTCCAAAAGGAACACCTCTCTATCAAATGATCCCATTTAAAAGAGAGAGCTGGGAAAGAGAGATCATGCCTTATGATCCAGACAAGATTGAAAAAATTAATACCCCAATTCGCAATTTCTTTTGGGGAGGATATAAGCGCCTTTACTGGGACAAGAAAAGCTATAAATAAAAAAGGAGAAACAAATGTTAAGTCCTAGGCTTGGAATGATACTTAAATATCAAAGAGATAAGGAGAATGGCGTGGTAGCCGATAGTAGTTTTCGTGGTGCAGCTAAAAGACTATTAGAGCCTAAGTTTGGATGGGGGCATGAAGCTTGGGTAGAAGAGCTTGCATCAGAGATAGAAAAGATGCACTTTGACCCTACTTGGAAGTCAGAACAAATACTTCGTTATGTGTCTAAATATGTAAGATCTTGTGGCCATGACAGTCCTTCTTCCGTTAATCACCAAAGAAAAGACCTGTAAAATAGATAAGTGCTAAAAGAAACCTCATCCAAAAACTTTGCAGTAGATGTGCTCACATCTAAGGGCAAGGTTGTAGTTGACTTTTGGGCTGAATGGTGTGGCCCATGCAGAATGGTTGCCCCTATCCTTGAAGCTTTAGCTGAGGACTTTCCAGAGCAGATCACCATTTACAAGGTTAATGCAGATGAAAACTCGGGTCTGACTGCAGAGCTTAAGATTAGTAGTATCCCAACCATTATTGTTTTTGAAGATGGAAAAGAAACTAAGAGAATCACAGGAGCAAAGCCAAGAGGAATCCTCATGGATGAATTTGGCTTAATCTAATATGGCCAATACCAACGCACAGGGTAAAGTTCCTAATGTAGCTCAGCATGGCTATGCAAGCTTCCGAACAGATGTTTTTGGAAGAATCAAGGTATCTGAGGGATTTACTCTTTTTGACGCTTCTCATAGGTATAGCCAGAACGGTGACTTCAGTGACTACACATCAGGTACAGCATCAGCTACCCATGTCCAAGAACAAAGCACCGCTTTACTAACAGTTGGCACTGCTTCTGGAGACAAGCTCTATAGAGAAACAAAAAAGGTTTTTTCATACCAACCAGGCAAATCTCTTCAAATTCTTCAGACTTTTGTATTCAATCCTCCTAAAGCCAATCTCAGACAAAGAGCAGGATATTTTTCCATCTATAACGGTTTTTATCTAGAGTTAGATGGAACAACAGTAAACCTAGTTAAAAGAGATTACACAACTGGTCAAATTGTAGAAACAAGAATTCCACAGTCTCAGTGGAATATTGACACATTAGATGGTAATGGTCCAAGCGACATCACCCTTGATCTTTCAAAAGCTCAAATTTTATTTACAGAAATAGAATGGCTAGGCGTTGGCGCAGTACGAATGGGCTTTGCTATTGATGGATACTTTATCCCAGTTCATCAATTCAATCATGCAAACCATCTTGATCGTGTTTATATGACTACAGCTTCACTTCCTTGCAGATATGAAATAGAAAACACAGGAGTGACAACATCCTCTAGCTCTATGAAACAAATATGTATTTCTGTAATCTCAAATGGTGGATACCAAAAGCAGTCAATCTCATGGACAGCATCTCGTGACACAGCTGTATCGGTTGGCACTTCTTACTATCCACTTGTAGCAATTAAACTTGCAGCTGGTCGAGAAGACTCCGTTATTCTTCCATCTAACTTTTCTGCTCTTCCAATAACAGATGCAAACTTTGTTATCTCTCTTATCAGAAACCCTAATCAAATAACTACTGGAACTTGGTCAACTCATTCAAATGCAAATGTTGAATACAATAACACAGCTACTTCTATGACTGGCGGAACTGTTGTTGGCGAATATTTCTTGGCTGGTAGCTCTTCTCCAGGTGCTTCAGGAAAAAGTGCTGCAGTAGGTCTTGATATTGACGGGTTAGCAAATTTTGCTTTACAGCTTGGAAGAACTAATCCGTCAGCTAATGGTGGCCCAATTAGCGATGTATATGTAATAGCAGCTAAAACTTTATCTGGCACTGGCAGCGTTGTTGGCTCTATTTCTTGGTTTGATCTTCTTTAAGATAGATGAAAGAGAAGAAGCTAGACCTAAACACCCTTAAAGAGTCAGAAGACTATAAGAAAAAACTTGATAGTCTTGAGATCAAACAACTGTGGGAAGAGCTAGATTTACTAATCCCAAAAGATAAAGAAGATTAATCTTCTCTAGGCTCAGTTCTTACACTAAATCTTGGCGTTAGATTTTCATCATAGGTAACATCTAACAAACCCAACTCATACAACTCTAATAACCCTTTATCAATATCTGCCATCCACATATCGTAAAACGGACGACAAACATCTTTCATTACTCCTGCATTCATAAAATACAGGTCATTACCATCATCATCTACTCCGCCAACATATAGAGCTCCCCAATCGAGGAGCATCGCTACAAAGGCTTCTTCTTCAGGAGTCCTGTCCGTCATCCTCTTCATCCCTATTCATTTCTTTAAAGAAAGTTTCGTCAAAGAAAAGATTGACTCCACCCTCCCCATGGGCTTCTTCAATTAAAAAGGCAACAAGCATCAAAGCTTGTCTCTCCTCAAATCCTGCTTTTGTAAGAGCTTTGAACATCTCATGCATCTGAGCAGCGTCTTGCTCTAGAGGAGTTGGGCTGTCAAACTCCAAATGATCTATATTGTTCTCTTCAGCAGAGTTTTCTTCTTCGCTCATACAGATACTCTACGCTATCTGTAAATCCGTTATTTAGCCCAACACACCACACACAAACCCCTTCCCACATTTTCCCCCTCTCCCTCCATTTATAACGGAAAGTGCCCCCGGAAAATTGACCTTTTACTTCTTATATGTACAATCTCCCTATGGCTTATTCACGAATGCTTGAAAACGACATTTATGTCTTCGCAACTAACATCGCAGGGCTTCCTGCACTTTACTGCTGCATGTGTCCACTAGAAGAAGGGTTCGAGCAAACTGGCTTTGTAGCTCGTCGTACCCAAGACATGTTGGAGCACTTGGAGGAGCATCGCAAGGTGGGACACAGAATGCCCTCAACCATTGATGAAGAACTCCTTGCAGACGACTCTGAGAACTTTCCTGTACGACAGGCGTAGTTAAAGAACCTTATATTCTCTCTTAAAATTGACTAGAAGAGGGCGCATATACCTTAGGAGTTATAGTTACCCCCGGTTTGCGTCCTCTTCCTAAAAGAGAAATGAGCACAGATATGAAGAAGCTTGCAGTCTTCTTAAGTTCTACAGTCCTAGCCTTAGGGCTGAGTTCTTGTGGATATCAGGGTCAATATCGCTACCCATGTCAAGATCCTGCCAATTGGGAAAATGCTGAATGCAAGCCGCCTGTCTGTACTGTAGCTGGCACATGTCCAGTAGACTTAGTCGGAGAAGAAGTCGTTAATGGCGAGACGACAACAACAGATAGTGGAGCGACACCTAATGGCTAGATATAGATATTCTCAAGCAGAGCTTGACTCTCGTTTGAAGTTTACCCTTGGAATTATTCTTGGCGTAATTTTGCTGTGCACAGCGATTGGCATTTTGTATGGACTACTTTTTGTCTCGCAACCAATTAATGCTCAATCAGAGAACGACAAGATGTTCTTTAACGTTCTAGGAAGCATTGCAACATTTATTACAGGAACTCTTGCAGGTATTTTGATTGGCAATTCTGGAGCTAAGGACATTATGTCAGCTCAACTTCAGAACAAGGAAATGGATGCCAAGAATACTCAAGCAGATAAGAAACTTGAATCTGAACTTGAAATTGCAGAAAAGAAGGTTGATGCAGAGATTGATGCAACAATGGCTCGTCTTGCTGCAAAACCAGATGGACAAATGCCAGAACAACAACCAGTTGATACAGATTGGGATAAGGACTAACAATGGCCGAACAAGGAACAGCAGCTCGTCTTATTGAAGTTGCTACAGCAGAGTTAGGAACTATCGAAGGTCCTAAAGATAACGAAACAAAGTACGGTGCTTACACAAAGGCTAACTTCCAACCTTGGTGCGGAAGTTTCGTAATGTGGTGTGCGAACGAAGCCGGGGTAAAAGTTCCTAATACTGTTTATACCCCAGGTGGAGCACAGGCATTTAAAAAGTCTGGTGCATGGATTGATGGAGACATCGCAGATCCAGAGCCAGGAGATATTGCGTATTTTGATTTCCCAGCAGATGGCGTCGATAGAATTTCTCATGTTGGCATTGTCATCAAGGACAACGAAGATGGAACTGTTTGGTGTATCGAAGGAAACACCAGCCCAGATAAAAAGGGAAGCCAGCGAAATGGCGGACAAGTTTCAAAGAAACTTCGTGCGTTTAAGAAGAACAAGGCTGGAGAAATGATTTCTATTGTTGGATTTGGTCGTCCAAAGTTTAAGGGCGCAGGAGCTGCTAAGTCAGCACCAGCAGCTAAGGCAGAAGAAAAAGTCTGCCCAACATGTCACCAAGCAATTAAATAATGAATCACGATCATAAAGACCACATAGCAGTAGACACTTCTTCTATTAGTGACATGGAAGCTATGTGGTTTTTAATGATTGTTATGTTTGGATGGAACCTTTGGATGGCTATACAGCACTACAAGTTAAGCAAAAAAGTAACCTGTACCTGTAAAAAAGATAACTAAACTTAATTTAGTTATAGTCTTTACCAGCCCAAAAAAGTCTTCTGTAAGTGTCGTAGTAGTGACTGATCATTGTAGTATTTTGCTTATCTATTCTGTCAGCATTGCTTTCATTTAATGTTTCTACTACACACTCAAAAGAATCTCTTTTAAAAGGTATAACTAAAGCCATAGGAGTTCCTGCTGGGATTAAACCTTGAAAAAGAGGATCATTAAAGACAAAAGGAAGATTTACTGGAATATTGTATGTATCAGTATCTACTATTCCTTCAAATATTCTAAAAACAGACTCTCTATGAGGAGGGTTTATGAACATACATGAGTACCCAGGCTCAGTAGTGATAGACCACGGATTTACAATTTTAGGGAGTTTATTAGGGCTGCTATCAATATAAGGATGATTTTTTAGCTGAGCTTTATCGTGGTCGCCAATTACTTCATAGCCTTTCCAGTTAAAGCCATACTCTCCCCTTTCATTGTTGCTGACCCATATATCTACTGGAGTGTAAAGTATGTAGCCAGACATTAACATGTCTAATACAGGTACACATCTTTTTATAGTTGCATTTCCAGTATTTGCATCCCTCATAAGTCCTTTTTTACCGCCCATAAAAGCTTCTTGATCCCTATACCAAGATGGAAGATCTTTTCTTGCTGGCTGAGGTTTATAAGCATCATCAATAGCCTTTGAATTTAAAAACTTTATCTTTACTGGCTTTGGCTTAATTACCCTTTTAAATAGATTCATTTTGTAATTGTATCCTAAGGTTAGCTTTTTTGAGTGATATGTGTAAAAGGAGATCCAGTATATATGTCGTTTTTTTCTGCTATCTCTAAAGCAACCTTCCAGTCAGCTCCAGCTTGTAAAGCTCCAAGCGCCCACCGTGACCCACTACCTATTCCATAGAAACCATCATCTCTCATATATACAGTAAAGGTTTCATCAATCTCATAAAGAGTTCCTTTGTACGCTATTAAGAAAATAAACCCTCCATCTGGATCAGATTTATCTCTTTCATATCCGTTTTTCTTTAAGCAATCTCTAATACTTAAAGCAGCCTTACTGACAATATATTTATAGTCATCTTTAATTGTTTGTTTCGGTGGAGCCCATAGATGCTGAACGATGTCACAGGCTTGAGGATCTCCTGCACCAGCAATAATCCATTCCCCACGCTCAGTTAGCTTTGCAACCTTTTCGTGATGGTACGGGCGTCCATATTCATTGGTAGTACGAGAGTCAGCAGCTAGTAGGCAAGAGCCTTTACTTTGTATTCCTATAATAGTTGTCATAGCTATTCAAGTAAGTTTTCTTTAATATTTTTAAGAATAAGTTCTCTTTGACTTGTGTTGTTAAATAAATCGTATCTACTGTCTAATGGCTCGTTTGTAGTGCTAGCAATCAAATGTTTGCTAATACTATCTAGCTTTTCTGTGTAGACATAGCGCTTCAACACAATAGGTCTATCAGTAAAGAAAGTAGCATAGAAAAGAGGTTCATCTTTTTCCAACACAAACTTACCCTGTGGTTCCCACATTTGAATTTCAAAAACAAAAGGTCTATACCATTGACCAATATTGTACTGACCAGGTACGCAAGTTCCATACCTAGTGTATTTAGGCTGACTAAACATTGGAGGTGTTATATCTATCTCTAAGGACTCTTCAGAAAAGAATATCCAACGAAGCTGGAACTCAATGGTTGGTTTATCTATTAGTGCTGGAGGTCTTCTAACAGCATAGTTTAAATAATCATCACCTTCAGGTTTGACCTGAGGTTTTTCCATATTTCTTAGATCGTATTCATACTTACAAGCTTTTGAGTTATAAAAGATAAAAGTCTTTCTAAACGTATTTAAAGCTGCAGGACACGAAATAAAAGTAGTTGGACCTCTATCTGGGTTCTTTTCTTTCATTAAAGCAGCATGGAGATTTTTAGGGTCTGGATAGATAGTAGAACCATACATAGTGTTCCAGTTATCGTTTTCAAACTTATCTATAATAGCACCAGGAGTCCAATAGACTACTAAGGGTTCATTTGATGACATGTTCACATCTTACACAAATACTTACTTTTGCAAAAGAAAACACACACCAAACACACAACCCTCCCCGGAAAATCTGCCTCCTCCACCTATAACGGAGTGGACGCCCGGAAAATCGAGTTTTAGTGATATTCTCCCCACATGTTTATTGAAGAGAATAATAGATGGAAGTACACCCTAAGCCCTGAAGAGGAAGCAGTTTGCGCTGAAATTGGGTATTTAAGGCAGAAACCTTACTTTGGAAATCCTCAAGCAAATCGTAATTATTCAGAGGGCGACATCTGGGAAATGTGGCAACACTGTATTGCAGCTGGGTCAGAGCTAGCTTTTGCTCGCATGGTCGGGCTAGACGATTTCGTCCCTCATGTTAATAAATGGAGGACAGAAGAAGATGTAAAGGATGTAGAGATTAAGTACTGCTTTACATATATCAATAAACAAACAGAGCCTTCCTTAAGATACAACTTTTTAGATAAAGAAGAGAGTATGTATGTTCTTATAGTCGGAGGGCCAGAAAGCAAAAAACAAAGACTTCCTTCTAGGGAATACCACTCGGAACCTTACGAAGCAATAGGTTGGATGTATGGCTCACAATGTAAAAACCCAGAGTTTGAAGTCCCTTTTAGCAATGGCAAAAAATGGAGAATTCCTCATACTAATTTAAATAGCATGAGCTCTTTGCCTTCTTTAACCCTTTCTGCAAACATATAAGCCTTCGTAGCTCAGTGGATAGAGCGAGACTCTTCTAAGGTCTGCGTCGCAGGTTCGATCCCTGCCGAGGGCGCCAAGCGCTATTAGCTCAGTCGGTTAGAGCCCCAAACTCATAATTTGGTCGTCGCAAGTTCGAGTCTTGCATAGCGCACTTAAGTTCAAACAAAATAGACATTTTGAACCTGTGTCAAACTTGTATTCTATGAAGCACAAGGATGAAATCCTTCGTCTAAGCGCTGAAGGCTTCTCCTATAACGAGATATCCAAAGCCCTCAGTTGCTCAAAGGGCACTGTCTCATATCACCTTGGTGAGGGTCAGATTGAAAAGACAAACAGCAGACGCAGAAGACACAAGAAAGAGATAGCAGACTACCTACAAGATTTAAAAAGCAAGACTCCTTGCGCCGACTGTGGCTCCACCTATCCTTATTGGATTATGGACTTTGACCATGTTCGAGGCAAGAAGCGTTTTAATATATCTCAATACTCCAACAAGGTGGTTAGTTTAGAGATTGTTAAAGAAGAGGTAGCCAAGTGTGAGATTGTCTGCTCAAATTGTCATAGACACAGGACTCACGTTCGCTACCTAGAGAACCTTGACGATGTACCATCTGACGATGGCAAGGACCTACGAAGAGCTTAGGGCTGATCGCTTCTGGAACAAAGTGCAAGTGACTAGCCAGAAATCTTGCTGGGAATGGCAAGCAGCTAAACAAAGCAGTGGGTATGGAGCCTTTGCTTACACACCAAAACGAATCATCACAGCACACAGATTTTCGTGGGCGCTCGCAAACAACGAAGGAAATCTCCCAGACTCAAACCTTGTGGTGATGCACCTATGCGACAACAAACTTTGCGTTAATCCAAGCCATCTAACATTAGGCACAGTTGCTGCAAACAACTTAGATGCCATTAATAAAGGGATAAGACTTTCAATAGAAGAGCATGTTGGCATACCCATTCTCAACGAACTCTGTCGTCATGGCCACCCAAGAACCCTAGAGAACACAACTTTCCGAAAAAAGCAAGGATATCCATATGCCCTTTGCAAACTCTGCTTACGAGAGCGCAGTCGAGAAGCCAAGCGCAATCTCTCCCTAGAGGAGAAAAGGCAGCGCATGGCACGCTGGAGAGCCAGCAAAAAGACACAACACACAACCCTCTCCCCCTCTCTTCCCGTCCCTCCTATAGCGGAAAGAGCGCCGGGAAAAATGGACTTGACAGATACAATAGAACCTGTAGACTAAGACCAACGACGAAAGGACCTATATGTTTTTGGAATACGCTCTCTACACCTCTATTAGGAAGTCAGTCAAACTTGCTTTGATAGGTAGTAAGAACATCAAGAACACTGACGATAGTGGCTACTACCCACACAGGACAACGCAAGAGCTTTTGGCTCTCGCAAAGCAGCACAGAGAAAGCACCAAAACTAAATGAGTAAAACAGTTAATAAGGCAGTCATCTGCCCCAATTGCAAAGCAGAGATAGAGGTCAGATCTGGCTTTGCTCATATGACCTTAGTTAGGCATCTAAAGACATGCAAATAATTAAAAAGCTAACATGCTTGATCTTTGGCCATTGCTACTTTAGTCTTGACAATATGTCGGCCTACATCTGCGCCGAATGTGGGAAGGAGATATATGTGGGATACAATAAAGATAAGAAGTAAAAACAAAAGATTTGGAAGGTTTTTAGTAGGAGCAGGGATTTGGGATAGTTGGGGCTTTGGCTTTAACTACTGTCACTACTCAAAGGCTGTAACTATCGAACTTATCCATTGGTACGCCTATGTGGAGTACTGGACCAAACAAGAGACAAAAGACTATAAAGAAAGACAGGAGCATCCAGTTGAGTAGGGTTATTGATAAGAACAATTACTACACCATCATTGACGAGCTTTTTGTTTGTTGCGATGAGCATCAGTTCCGTTATTACTGCAAAGCTCACCAAGAGCCTATGAACTGCCAGTTCTGTGGTTTTAACCCATACGGCCCTTGTGAGTGTGATGAATGAGTAATGAGATAGAGACTGAAGAAGAAGTAGTGGTGTATTGGGCACCTCATGCCCACCTTAGCAAGCAGCACCATCAGATTTTGCTAGATATCCAACCTAAATCTCTCATGGGTGAAATTCAAAGAAGAAGGGCTAGATACCCTAAGCGACCTCCTTCTGTAGAGCAACCTTATCCTGGAGAGTATCAGTCATGCTCGGCTCTTCATACCCTAACCCATAACATGTTTGTAATAAAAGCTCCTTTTAGCGCAGAAATCAAACTAGACAGCGAAGGTGTTATTAGGGAAGGTCAAAAGTACGGTAGGTGGTTTAAAGAAAGAATATCTTCCCTGCAAAATGCCTACGCTATTGATTTTGACCTGTCCTATATGTTCTTTAGCGAGGAACCTCTAGATTTAACCATTACCCCTCCATATATGCACAAAACTAAACAAGCTCAGCAGGGTTTTATCTCTGCTGTTAGCTTTGACATATCTTCTTGGTTTAGGCCCTACGTTTTGATTTATCAGCTGTGGGAAGGGGTAGACACTATAACTATAGAAGAGGATGAGCCTATAGCTTACTTAAAGTTTAATACTGAAAAGAAAGTAGTGTTCAAACCATTCAAACTTACTCCTGACTTAGAAAGCCAGACAAATGCGTGTTTAGACCATAAACACACTAAACCCCATCAAAGTATGGAAGAGCTCTACGATAGATTTCATAGAACGGGTATGCACAAAAGAGTTTTAAAAGAGATAAAAGAAAACTTAATAAATTAAAGTTGTACGCCTAAAATCTTAAAAATCGTCCAATATGAAGCTTATAAAAAGGTTGACATTGGCATAAATCTCGTACATACTTAAGTCTAAGTCTGTACACTAATTACGGGGAAACTCCCCTAGGAAAGAGGTAAAGATGAACCTAGACTGGCAACGCCCGTTCGAAATAGCGTGGCAACTAAGTCTTTTCATGGTCGGTTGGGTGTTAGTACTGATTGTCGCCTTTATTGGCTTCACTTTGGTATGGGCTCTGCTGACTGCTTTTGTTAATGTCTTCAAAAAGAAGAAGGTTGATAAGTTAGTACCAAAGGCTCCTAACTTTAAGATCTTTAAAGGAGAGAAGAAGTAATTGTACCCAGACGATCTTAAATTCAGTTCTGATGTCAAAGTGGAACTAGTAAAGCACAGTGCATCAGACGACGATGTGGTTTTTGCTGCTCGAGTCTCAACTCAAGGAGAACGGTCTCTAGACCGTCATTCTGGTTTCTCTATGGAACAAGTTGAGAAAAAGGCGGGTCTTATTAACTACTTAATGCGAGATCGTCATGGCTCTCCATTTGAGCACTCAGTCTTTACTTTCTATGTAAAGGCTCCTATCTTTGTTTGGAGAGAGCATATGCGACATCGCATGGCTTCCTATAACGAAGAGTCTGGTCGCTATAGAGTTCTAGAACCAGAGTTCTATGTCCCAGACAATCAAAGAAAGCTTCTACAGATTGGCAAGCCAGGGGCATATACCTTTGAAGAAGGTAGTCCAGAGCAGATTGCTGTAACTATGGCTAATTACAGGAGAACCTGTAAAGAGGCATATTTAGGCTATGAAGAGATGATTAGGCATGGAGTGGCTAGAGAGGTTGCTAGAGGGGTTCTTCCAGTAACTATCTATTCATCTGCTTATGTCACTATCAACGCTCGCTCTCTTATGAATTTTCTATCCCTCCGTCGCAGTGTGGAAGGGCAGAGATTTCCGTCCTTCCCACAGCGGGAGATAGAAATGGTTGCTGAAAAGTATGAAGAGATATTTCAAGAGTTGATGCCATTAACTCACAAGGCATTTATCGATAATGGAAGAGTCTCTCCATGAGTGAAGGCATTGCCTATTGTTATGCACGAGTATCTACTCAGATGCAAGCAGAAGATGGAATGAGCCTCGGGGCTCAGGAGAAGCAACTTATATCTGCAGCAGAGTTAGCAGGATATGAAGCAGTCATTCTTCGTGAAGAGGGTCGTTCAGGTAAAAGTATTACTGGACGCCCTGTTTTACGACAAGCTTTAGAAGACTTAGATACAGGAAAAGCTAAAGCACTTTTTGTAACTCGTCTTGATCGTCTTGCTCGCTCTACTCGTGACTTTTTAAGTATTGTTGATCGTTCACATAAATACGGATGGCGTTTAGCACTTCTTGATCTTGGATTAGATACAGGAACTTATCAAGGTCGTTTTGTTGTAACAATCATG